CAAGACCTAAGTAAGCCTTCTTAATATCAATCAGGATAGCAAGCAGGTTGCCACCTTCTGCTGGTGAGGAAGAACCCTTGGGTCTGCCATCACGGATCATCTCTTGTGCTTGCTCTAGTACTGTGCCATCTATAACAGATGCAATAACATAGGGCAGTAGCTGCGCTAAGTTGGCAGTCTCATAGTAGGACTCATCAGAGATATGATAGCCGGACCTGATTGACTTCTCCTTGCGTGCATACCTTTCAGCAGCACGAAACATCTGCCAACCAACACGCTGTTCATTATGCTGGCGCTGTTTAATCTCAGGCTCTGATAGCTGCTCATTCAGATACTCAGCACGCGATAGCGCCCACTTGATACACTCTTGCTTGACATCATCAAGGTCTACAAAGGCTTTGTACCTATTGTGGATGGTCTGTGCAACAGATGGTGCTATGTCATAGACAGATGGGTGTAGTTCAGTCACAGTCAGGTAGCACCAAATCTATAGTGTGTTGAATGTTCAACAACTTAATAGCAAGGAAGTCTATGTAGTTGCTAGCATCAGCCAGCTCTTCAATCAGTTCTTTAATGGTATCGCTGGTAGTAAAGGACTCGAACTTCTGCCCTTGTGCTATCGCATACTGATCTGCGCCCACACCACGCACACGAGAGGCACGAAGGGATGCAAAGGATTCAATGAAAGATGTAAGGTCATCAGTAGATACACCGTTAGCACGGTAGCCAACTACTGCAAGGTGGTCTACTAACGGGTTGCTGTTGGACATATCAACACCGTCTCGTTCTCTACGTTGATCTCCAAGATGTGAAAGCCCATAGTATGCAAAGTCTGTATCATCTGCTGCCATTCGCCCTTATCCATTCGTCTCTCCTACTAACAAAGCTCGTGTTGCATCTGCACCGTATGCTAAGTAGTAGTCGTTAATGTCCATATTAGGTGGCAATGTTACTATAACTCCGTTTAATACCTCTTGTTGAACACGCTTACTAAAGTCTGCTCCAGGGTTAGTGCCATCTTCCTTCACATCATTATCGCCCACAATAAATACACTGTCATAACCGTTAAGTAACTTAGCAAAGTGTGGCTTCCAAGCCTGTACTCCTGGTACACCCACTGCTGCTATGCCAAGAGTTCCGCTAGTAATGACTGTGTCTAGCTCACCCTCACAAACCACGATGTATGGGCTAGTAGCTGTTACATCAACAGCGTTGTATAGGTGTGCTTTCTGCCCTGTAGGACTACCATACTTAGGCTTACCATCATCTAGCCTACGAAACTTAAAGCCTACACACATACCCATAGCGGTAATGTAGGGAATAGATAGCCAACCAGCGTGCATCTCGTGACCATTAATAGGATCAACGACTGTACCTAACTGGAACTTAGCTGCAACTAACTCAGATATCCCACGTTCGTTTAGCGCGACGAGAGTTTCTGGAGTTATTTCCTGTGCGTATCTCTGCGCCGCTTCTAGTTGCAATTTCGACTGCACGTTTGAGGCCATCGTTAAACTCCAGATTCTCTATGAGGCAAACTATATTAGCGGCGTTGCCTCCTTTACCGCAGGTAAAACAGAAGTACAGATTGTCATAGGTGTTAATGGATGCAGACCTATGACTATCATTATGTAAAACACAGCGCACTGAAGCCCCATTACCTTCTCTTACTTCACCGCCATAGAAGGCAATGATGGGTGTTATGGGGATTGAGTTTGCATCAACGGCACCTTTGTACCTGCGTGTTTTACCCAACCTGTTCCAGTCTTGTGCTGACATACACACCCCTTAACGTCGCACTTCTCGTGCCAGTGTGCAGCACGCTTGAGATGACCTAGAAAGTTTTCCTCTCCAGCTTTACCGCAGTTATCGCAGATCACGCTTGGTCTAACTCTTCTTCTGCTGAAAGTTCTTCTTCAACAGTTTCTTCAACTACTGGTTCTGTCTCTAGTATTTCTGATGTGGTGATAACACCTTCAGGTACTGCCATTTGTTTCTCCTTCAACCATTGTGTTAAGTCTTGGACCACCCAAGCCTTCTCTATGCCAGCGTTGCGGCGTTTAACTACGACATAATGCAGTGGCACTTCCCCAATACCACGAGCCTTAGCGTAGTTAACCGCCTCAACCTCTGCTTGCCTCCAGAACTCAGGAAGGTTTAGCCTTGCCGTGTTCTTGAGTTCTAGTATGTATGCCTGTCCCGCAACCACACATACTAAATCACCTTCGTCGTCCTTGCCTGCCAAGCGCAAGCGCTCAGCTAGTACACCCAGACCACGAAACCATTTCATTACATCTATCTCAAAGGCTGCACCCTTAGCCTTATTGTACTTCGGGTTGCTCATCTACAAGCACAACCTTATTGATCTTATAGATGATATTTCCTTCTTCATCCTTGACTAATTCCACGATACCAGATTGCAACAAAGCACCAACAAAGTTGGTTAAATCCACCTTGAGTACATCAATGTCAGCACGCAGTGCATCAATCTTAATATTATCTCGGTACTTATTCGATAACTGTTCTTCACTCATTAGAACTCCTGTCCAAAATACCAAAAGCCAAGATCAATATTCCAATGATAATCAGATATATCAAAGCCAATACCGAACCCTCGCTTACGACCATACGCCCACCAAAATCCAGCGATTTTCTTTTCACTCATTGTTCTATCTCATTTCCATATTCATCTACGATGTAGTCCCCAGTATAACCTGCTCGTGCATCCCGTCCTAGCATTGCGCCGAAGGCGTTTCTATCTGATATCTGACAGGCCCCGTAGTTAACCATTAGCGATGTAAAGTCAGAGGCATCTGCCGTGTGTGGCCCAAACCTATTCTTTACTGCTGCAATGTTTAACTCTGCGTTCATTGGATCATAACCCAGGGTCAGTATCAACGCTGGTAACTGGCTCACCTTACCGTGAATAGCACGACGGGCAGGTGGCTTAGTTGGTGAGCCATACTCTGACTGCTCAGAGACGTGGTGCAGGACCAATACACAGGCTTCTGTCTTACGTGCCATATCGTGCAGCTCCATCATAATCGCACGTAAGCCTGCCCATTCATTATCAGTCTCTGCTGCCACGTTCATCAAGTTATCTATGATGATTAACTCTGGAGCAATTCCGTATAACTCCACGTACGCTCTGATTTCTAACTCGATATCATCGAGTGACGGACTAGAATCAAAGACCCATTTAATATGACCTAATTTACTAAGGTGCTGGTTGTAGTAGTTACTATCATTAGATAAGTTCTGTTCAACATTAACCTGATTATGACCTGATAGGTGTGCTGCACTTCGCATCATCACCGTAGTCGTATCAGTATCTGCTGAAAAGAATAGTGCTGGTACGCCTGACTTGATTGCATAGATCAGTGCAAACATAGACTTACCAGCGTTAGGTGCAGCAGCTACCATACAGACCTGTCCCCTTCGGAACTTAATCTGCTTGGCTGCTAAGCCACTCCATACATCGGGTAGAGGTGTTGCTTTAGTGAGCACGGTTCCCCAGGCTCTATCTAAACTAAGCAACGTCTTCACCCCTTAGCATTATTTTGTTTTCTCTTCTAATAGCTTCACGCTCTTTAGGAACTAACCCACCCCAAATACCGTGAAGTTCTTTTTTAATTCCCCACTCAACGCACTCAACCTTGTGAGGACAAGATTGGCAGATGGACTTTGCCATCACCATCTCTACAGTATTCATTGACCCATCGGCTTTTTCCGGAAACCAAAAGTCACCTCCTACTTGAGCGCAGCTGGGGTTCTCATAGAACCTCGGCTCGCGCATTCAATCAACGAATCCAGATAGTGTCGCACTTTTCTGACTTCGGTAATTCCTTTGGACCAGCACACATAAAGCCTTGCCAAGGTCCCTTCTCTCCAACGCCTGAACGGTAGTTCATCTGTCCGTGACGGCACATCTTTACTGACGGATCAGAAGATGCTGCTACTGGTGTTGCATTGAACTGTGCTTGGATGTTCTGCACTGCTGTTGCAGTAGCGTTGCCACCACCAAGGTCAGCAGATGTTGCCTTGATAAGCGCAGCAACCATACCAAGGTCGTTAAGACCTGTCTCTAAATCCTTTACATCTTGTGCATAAAGGTTGATAAGAGTTCCGTCAGATAACTTGTAGTTAATCTGGAACTTTGTGTTCTCGTTTGCAGCCATTTACTTTCCTCCACTATGTCTGATATTGATTCTTACAGATTCGTTACCTACCAATTTAGGAACAAACCCCAGAAGTTTCTCAACCTCTTTTGCGTCAACTGTCTCACGACCTTTAACTGTTGTCCAACTGATTTCAACACCACTCTTAGTGATGCCTGTAGATCCTTCAAGGGATGCCTTCAAAGAATCTTTCTCTTTCTCCAGCTCTTTTATCTTGCCATCTAACTGTAGGTAGTGCAGTGCGTGCTTGTCAACTTCTTCGTCCTCAATCACTACTTCACTAAGGACGATACGTTCTTTTTTTAATCCAGT